TCGTCTCCCATTTTCTTTGCGAAGTCTTCCGAGAGTGCGATATATACCTCCCTTGGTGACTTACCAAAGAACTCCATCTGTTTCTTGTTTTTCCACTCATAGCCAAATGTCTTTTCATAATGATCAGCCGAGTAAGGAAGCCCGTAGAGAGTGTGAGCCGCCGCTTTAAGCGGGGTAGCGAATTTAGAATGTGTAGCTCTGATGGGAACAACACTTCCTTTAATGAACTTCTGATCTAAATAGTTACGAGCAATGATAGCAGCGGTATCCTTACCACTACCAGGAGGGCCATTAAATAAGATTGCTCTTTTCTGCATAATTAGCCCCTCTTACTCATAGCAATAGCCAGACCTTTTTGGTTCGCAATCAGATGAAGATGCTCTTTGAAGCGAGAAGCAGCGGTGTAGAAGTTACGACGAGAGAGCATGTAAGCATTGCTATTATTAATGATATAAACACCACGCTTATACTCAGAACCTTGAGATTTGTGTGTGGTAATGGCATAAGCAAGATCAAGAGATTTACGCGGATCAATTTGCGATAATGTTCCATGTCGGTTTTGAACCATAACAACCGGAGGGAACACTTGCTCGCGATCACCGAAATCAATTACAATCTCGCCAGTCTCCATGTTCAATTCGATGATCCTACCAGTCTCTCCATTGAACACCATAAGATCATACATGTTTGAGGTACAGATTACTTTATCACCTTCAAACATTCTAATCTTAGAGCCGTTCTCTCCATCTTCCCCCTTGACCCAAGAATGACGATCCACCCACATATAAGGTTCGGAATAATTATGAAACATTCCTTGGATCATTGTATTAAGCGAGATAGTGCCGACCTTACTTTTATTCTGCGGAACGATGATTTGATTTTCCAACGAACGGAAATCATGTCCTTCATCATCTTGTGCATAGATGTAATCTTGTAAGGCTTGAACACTAGCTTCAGTATATTCAATAGACCATTGATCGTTCTTAGTAGGATAACGACCTGTGAGAATGTTCGAGCAATTGCTAAGAATACCACTGTCTTTACCTTGTCTAAAGACTTGTTCAAGAACAATTACAACGAACTTACCGCTACGATCGTCAAGGATAGTACGGAAAGGAGAGGGCTTCCCTTCCATACTCTTATCTTCTTCTACCGGAGCAAGCTGATTATCGTCGCCGAACATACGGATAACGCCACCACGAGGCAGAGCATTAAACAGATTACGATGAAGCTCATACGGAACCATTGCATACTCATCGGCCAGCACAACATCGAATTCAATTGGATTTTGACTATCACGTCTAGGAGCCGAAATACCGCAAGGCTTTCCAGTTCTCGGATCAGGATCGCCAGGATGCGAATATTCAAGAAGGCGGTGAATAGTTAGAGCAGGAATGCCGGTAGCTTCATAAATTCTTTTAGCAGCTTTACCAGTCGGAGCGCAAAGAACTGGAGTATATCCATTCTCTTTGAATTGATTATAAACACGCTTGATGATTGTAGTCTTACCAGTACCCGCAGCACCAGTAGTAGCAACAACACGGTTGTCAACATTGCAGCATTCATCGACCGCTTTTTGTTGAAGCGGGTGGAGTTCAATCTCTTCCATTATTCATTCCTTATTGAGTTCTTTTCGCTCGTAATACTCGATCACAGTATCAGCGGCGTCGTTCATCAAGCATCTAATAAAAGTCGATGCTGAAATTCCAAGAAGTTTTGCAGCTTTATGAACTTTCTCACGCTCTACCACTGTGCTGCGTAAGATCATCATACAGCCATTAGGACCGAAGGTTGAGTTAATCCCATAACCTCTCTCGATATTAGCTGGAACTCTTAGATTTAATTCTACTAAGATTTCTTTCTCTTCGGACATGACACCTTCCCAAAAACTTCGGTGAGTGCTGCGACATGAATTCTAGGCTGACAAATAACTAGAATTAAGAGAGAGGTCTAAGTCTCTTTCGCAGCACTCGCAGAAATCTTTGCTTATGAAGAAGCCCGCTGCACCTCTCATGCAACGGGCCTCCGCAAAGCGTTACTAGATTTATAAGATGATTAGGCTTGAGCCTGTTCACCTTGAGCAGCGTTGGCCTCGACAGTCGGATTAGCACGATCCTTCGCGCGTTCGACTTCCTTGACCACTTCAGTACCGTCACCATTTTCCATGATGCGAACCAGTTCAAAAGCATCCTTAGTGAAACGAATGCTCAGACCGTTCTTGTTGAGCTTAATCTTGTTACCGCTTTCGTCAGTATACGAGACAACGGCGAAGACGGGCTTTTCTTGGCGCGGACCCGTCGGACCCTTGCGCTTACGCTTACCTTCAGTGGCCTCAGTGGCCGGAGCGTTCTTGGTATCAGCCATAATCAAAATCCTTTATGTGAATGGCGGCTAAGTCGATAGGGGGAAGATAGCAGGTATAGAGAGCCTGTCAACCCTCCCCCTAAAGATTTTTACGCCTGTTTGACCTTTTTAATGTTGGCGGTCGGCGATCCGTCGTACATGCCGTTGACCACTTCGACAATGGCGGTCTTGCCGATGAAGTCGTTAATGTCAACCTTATTCGACAGCGGCACGCCGATAGCTTCACAGAACTTCTTCATGCCCCAGCGAGCGCGCTGATTGCTCTCAGGCGACAGACGACCGAAAGTCATCGTGGTCCCATCAGGGTTGCCGTCAGTATAATCAGCAGGATAATCATCGGGCGAAATGAAGAAAGTGACTTCAACGTACCTGTTGTTAGTCTTCGGCGAAGTCTTGATTTCAGCGCCACGAACTTCGGCCGGATAATCATTAGCCGGGAGGGGCTGGGGTTCAGTAGCATCGCTGAGGTCTTCAACGTATTCAATGATCGAGACTTGATCAGACATTTTATTTCCTTGTTTGTTGGCGTCAGCACTAGTGCCTACACTCTTCTGATTAGACGCCTTGATTTCAGAAGCGTGTTCTTTGGAAGCTTTCTTAACCATTACAAATCCCATTCTCGGTTTGCATGAAAGATTGCTTCATCAATGCATCTTCATAGTCATAAGAAGGATGACCTTTAAGATGGCTACTTGGGAAGAGCAAGTTTTCGTCCTTTACCGTCCACATAAGACTTCCACCAAGTTGCAATTTCCATCTTGGGATTAGGGTTGTCGATATCATAATCCCATTTAAACTCTAAGCCATTATTAATTGAAAACATTCTAGTCTTCATTGGCTTGTAACCACGAACAGGACGAACAGCAATTCTCCGCTCTTTGCCTGTATCCATCATAAACCACACTTCAGAGATTTGTGCGGAAGATAGATTAGGAAGCTGTCCCCCAAGAGCCATGGTAGTCATAAGAACAATGCCATCATCATTCTTTTCTGGATTACCTTCATGTGTGATAAAGCAAACGTTCTTATTGTACTTCTTAGTGACTGTGAGAATATCAACAATCAATCTATAAGTCAAGGCGTTGCGGCCACCATAAACACTCATACCGGGCTTTTCTATCGTAGCCTTACCATGGCTTCCACTAGCAAGTGAATGTTCGAGAGCCATTTGGCTAAAGCGAGTAAGACTATCAACAACCACAGTATCGATGCCGATAGAGTCATCAGCCAAGAGAGGGCCGAGTTTAAGATGATCATCTCTTTTAAACCCATCCACAACACGATTAGGTTCACCACTAAGATCAAGCACAAACAAATCATTAGCAAGGGCTGTTTCCTTTCCCTCGTGCTGTGCCTTAAATCCAGTAATAGATACCGGACCATCAGGATCAAAGTTAATCCATAACTTCTTTCCAGGCATAGTCATTGCAAAAGTTGTCTTGCCGCATCCAGGTTGTCCCCAAAGAAGCATAGATAGACGCGACGGAAGTTCATCGCCCGAGGAAACTGTTTTACCACCTAGAGTAATCTCTGTCATTCTGATGTTCCCTGTTGTTCATGCAATGGGTTCCATACTCTAGTGTTCATTTCTTCAAGCATTAAATCTTGGGTTTCTTTGTCACTAGAGCAGAACGGAATAAGGCTGCATGACCTAAAGTAGCGATTACACGAATGAGAGTATCTCGGCGCTTCATTAACAATGTTTCTATGCTGCTCGTAAGTATCGACAGAATGCAAGAACCAACTAAACCAGGCTTCAAATTGATGATCTTCCCGCTTAACCGGAACTGTAGTTGATCCATTGATATCTGATTTTGGCTGCGGTACTTGCAAACCATAAACAATAGCTCGGGTAATTGGATTATCAGCCCAAGCACTTCCGGCAACCATATAACCAGTGACTTGAGAAGAGATTTCAAATGACATTTCCCAAGGCTCATCTAAGCGAGAAGCCGTTTTATTCTCGGCAACGATCACTTCATTACCGCTGCGAGGATCAGCCATTAGTCCATCAAACTTGCCGATAAAACGATAATCTCGAATTGATCCATCATCTAATATAAATTCAATAACGACGTCAAATGCGATTTCGATACCAACTCGCCCCTCTGGGTTATCTCGATCCTGCACCCACACGTCGTAACGATTGAAGTCGTAACGCTCGATATAGACGATTGCACATTCTTCGAGATTTG